AGCAAACTCAGACTCACGGACCACAGAGTTTGGTTCGATCATTAACAGGAATGCCCGTACAATCATTATGTCGTTTACACCAGCAGAGGCTGGATCCTTCAGACTGTTCTTGTATCCTGCAACGATGGAGTTATATGCAAAGATCGAATCCTTAAACTTCTTAGTATTCTTGTCATATTCAAGGCGGAGTTTTCCTTCATTAGCAAATAAAGCCTGGGCGTCACCTTCTTCAATATCCTTCCAGGTTGTGCCATCCCAATAATAATTTTTCTCTTTACCGTCTGCATCTTCCTTAAATACTTTCCTCTTCCCGGTAGGATCCAACGCTATATTTATCTCTGCACCACTTCTTATGAGCCCGGCATTTGGATCACCCGCTGGACCTTTATCTTTATCCTTGATAAACAAAGTGTTGAGGTTCCGGATCACAGAGTCTGGTTGCCAGTCTTCCATCTCGAAAGCATCGGTCTGAGAAATGAGTCCCATATTCACTGCACTCAGCAGCATATTGTCTGCATACTCTTGTGCTTTGTCCGGATCCTTTTCGGTCAGGTCAAGAATGGTTCCAGCGAAACGGACATTCCCTGCCATGTCAGTTTCAATAGTATACATATCTTCATCATCAAGATTAGCATCCTTCCATTTTAGGTATTTTTCTTTGATTGCTGCACCCGTCATGGATTGTATTTTTACTGAACCAAGAGCTCCCCTGGAGACTTCTTTGTATTCTTCCCCAGTGACTCTATTGACATATCTTTTTGTAACTTTCTTTTCATTCCCCTCTAGGTCATATGTTGGAGTAGTATCCACTAATTGCCAATCTGCCTGGTACTCGGATTTCTCCATCATTTTTTCTAACATATCCAGGCCCTCTTTTGGATCCTCTTTAAATTGGGAAGCATGAACGATCCTTTTTTCGTCGGGACTTAATGTATCATATACATCTTTTGTTTTTAGGTATTCAGATAATCTATTGCGTTCATTAGTATAATCCCGAGCTTTCTTTGTACCCATTGCTGTAGCATAATCATCCCGAAACTTTATTACATTTTCCTCAGTCAATGTGTCTGGATCCCCATACAAATCTTGCATCCTTTGCTTTGTAGCATCGGGGACATCATCCATCATCCCCAGTCCCGCAAGTTTATTCTGGATCCCATCACGTCTTATCTTCAGGATCGCAGACTTCTCCTCTGCTTTAATCTCGGTATAAGTCTTTGGGGATGCGGGACGATTCACAATCTCTTCCTGCTTTGCCCAGATATCCTCCAGGGCCTTCATTGCCTTTTCGGGATTGTCCAGGAACATCTGGATTAGATTTTGTTTTCGATTGGATGCGCTGCCTGGTGTTCTTCCGAAAGCAGCATCGGGGGTACTCTCGACATTAGCAACAAATGCCTTGTAGCGTCTTACCTTTTCTTCTTGCTTCTCTATCCCCTGGAGTCTTGTTGCTTCCTCCAGGGCGGCTTCTTTTGCAGCAGCTTCCTCGAGCATTCTCTGCTCGTTTGCCTCGCCCTCATGTTGACGGTTCAATGCATCCTGGTTGTAGTAACCAGCGATGCCATGAGGGATTGCTTTTCCAAGGGATTCACCAAGAGTGATGGGTCGATCCTGCCAGCCTTCGTCGCGCATCATAGAAGCGCCAAGCTGAAGCAGACCCATTGCTAAAGGGGATGGTCCTTCTTCCTCTTCTTCCTCTTCTTTTATCTGAGCCTTTGCCTCATCTGACAAAGGATAACTCCACCCTTTTACTGGTCCTTGATCTAATAAAGGATTTGCCATTATACTGTACCTCTTGCTAATAATCCCAAATTACGATACCGCTCTTTACTAGGGCGTCTGCTGGATACATACTTACTCATATCCATAGTTCTTCCTGGTAAAATCGGAGATGCTCCGATTGACTGTTGTGGTCTTTGCTCTTTTTCTTTAAACATATCCATAACTAATTTTGCTCCATACTTCTGCATCGGAGATAATCCCTTGGATTCTCCCCCAGATTCTCCAGAAGCAAAAAAAGTTCCTCCGGAAGATCCTCCAGGAGCATGATCAAATGCTTCGTCATCTGGATCATAATCACGGGAGCCCTCACTAGCCAGAGCTCGACTTTCAAACCTTCCTCCAATATCTAACATATCCTGTTTATCCGGAGAATCATCATACATATCTAAATTCTCTTCTGACGCTAATAACCCTGCTAAATATTCATCCTCGCGTCTTTTATCATCTAATGCAATTACATCAAGAGCACTGTCCCCCTCATCCTCCTTCCCTGTGCTTGGGCTTAATACTTCCGGTGACCATGATTGGTAATCATCTTTATATGCCATCATATTACCCTCTACTTCACCCAAGTGAGGATCGTCGGTTTCTTCATCGAGGCCAGGGTTCAAAAGACCCATTCTATTTTCAACTCCCTTCAGCTTTTTTGCCATGGAAACTGCTTGCTCGAATTGTTCGTTTTCCTTCCTTGACCATTCGTTGGAATCTTTACGAAAGAGTCCCGTTAAGAATGGATGCAAAGAATCGGGGAACAGATCTAAATACCAAGGTTTGCGAAGTTTACTGCTCCCAAATCCTGAGACTGGTTTATTTACTCGTTTTTCTGCCATAATTCTCCTTTAGCTTAATAGGGCTGCACCACCACCAACAGCGGCTCCCCAAGGGTTGCCTCCAGAAGCTAACCATCCAGCCGCGGCTCCAGAAATGACCCGCCCGAACTTATCTTTCTTCTGATGTTGTGGAGCTCCGGTTGTTGTTGTTGTTGTTCCTGTAGGTTGTGAGGAAGCAATATTTGCAGCCGAGGCTAGTTTGTTCTCACCCCAGTCACGCTTCTCATAGAAATCACCCATAGTTTCATCCAGGACATTCTGGCTACGACCTTCAACATCTGCACCCACTCCGGAGAGCATATTAATATCCGCAGCAGCAGCATTTCTTCCAGCGTTTGTAGCCAACATCTGAGCATTTGCACCACGCAAGTTAACATCCTGTCCTGCCAGGCCCGCCTGTTGATTGTATCTTGCTGCCTGTTGCGCCCGTGCCATGTCCTGCTGTTTCATTCCTGCGGCTTGTGCGTAGGATCCTTCCAAGGCTCCGGACACTTGCTCACCCAGATTCCTTTGTACTTCTCCTGCCATTGCTGCATTCTCGAGAGCTCCGCGTGAGCCAATTCCTGCACCCGCCATCTGATGCTGAGCCTGTAAAGCTCCTCTTTGCTGCTGCATCGTTCTCATGGCAGAATCTTGCATCCCCTTGATAACATTCCCAGTGTGCGGGGACATATATTCATCAACGCCTTGTCCTGTCAGGAACGATTGCCCACCAACCTGTTCGGGTGCATATCCGGAAACATCTTTACCAACTCCCGCAGCTTCACCGTATGCAACCTGACCAGTCCCTTGCATATCTTGGACACCCTTCCTTGCGTCCAAGGTCTGTTGAGATGTTGCAGCGATCCTTTGTTCTGGTGTCAGTGTTGGTGCTACATATTCCTTATCAATCAAAGCAGATGCACCTCCTGCAATCTTCTTCTGGATTCCATATGGATCATTTGGATTGGTCACTGAGCCAGGACCTCGAGGTGTGCGGGTGTTATGTCCACTAGAACCTCCAGAACCTCCTGAACCAGACCCTCCACCGCCGTCACCGCCAACACCTCTTGATTGGGGTGTACCAGTCACACCACTATTTTGATTACCCTCCCACCATTCCTGTTTCTGTGCGCCACCATAACCTGCTGCACCCATAGCACCAGTTGCTGGGCCACTATAATTTGGTGAAAAACTCCTCAGTCCAGATTTAGTTTTCTTTCCTTTGCCGCCCATGCCTTTTAGCCAGGATGCTTCCTGGGGATCTATGTATGCTGCGAACTCCCCTGGAGGTGCGTTTCTATTGAGTAGTTTTCTTGCTTGTTGTAGGTCCATTTCTCCAGGTCTGACTACACTGCTTGGATCACGCTTAGAGAGTGCATACTCACTGGACCGTACCACACTTTCTGGATCACCTCGCATTCCACTCAGAAATGAATCAAGTGCATCTGACTTTTTTCTCTTTTTTCTCATATTTTCCTTTAAACGTATGGATTCGTTGATGTTATTGGTCTACTCCCTACAGTTGTCACAGCAGTACCACTGATTACTCCTGCATCCGATACCACTATTTTAAAATAACTACCATTCGGCGATCTAAGTACAATTGATCCCTTGTCGAAAACATTGTCCCTGGAAGTTTTTGCAGTGATTGCTTCTTCCGCAACTATTAACGATGAGAGATCATACATATACTCTGGCTCATATTCTTTGGGCGGATTCGGCAATGGCTTTTGGGTTCTCATCTTTCTCCTGAAGCTGCTGCCATAAAACGGACCTCACCGAAACGCCACTCCTGGTCAAAGGGACTAGAGACCTTCAAAAATGTTTGTCTATCAGTGAATCGGCAATCCGTGTACCCGTCCCCCTCTAAAGTAAATGGTCCGTGGGTCTCACCTGGTGCGTCTGGTGTTTTCCCCGTAACGACTTCCATGCGTAGTCCGTTGGTTCCGGCGTCAGTATCGGTCAGAATTTGTTTAACACTCATCATCTTATTTCCACCCGCAATTTCTATTGCCCCCGATTCTGCATAACAGAGGTGATTCTCTGTTGCGACGTTTGGATGTGTATCTGTAGAAACACCCTTGGCCACTACTCTGTTTGCCTTGGCAGATAAAGTAGTCACATCAGTAGGAACAATCACGGTTGTATCCCTGGGTATTGGTGTGGATTGGGTATCGGGATCCATTTCGTGGCGGTAAAGGTATCCATCCGCTCCAGCCCAAACTGGATAGCCCAATGCGTCAGAGGGCTCCAATGCAGTTCTCTCAAGTTCTCCGGTCACCCAATGCTGCTCACGGTATGAGTAAGTCACATACCTGGTGCAAACTGAGTCCCCTTCCCTGGGATAAAACCAAGTGATTTCGCCGAAATCACTATTATGTCCCGCTGCGATTAATCCCTCAACATCCAGGTTTATATCTGCGAAAACATAATCTGCCACCTCACAACTTAGCTCCTTGATATATCCTCCTGTATATGACCAGAAACGTCCCCTGCTCATCCACGCTACAAAGTCGGCTGATCCGGCGATACATTTCATGCCAACTGGGCCTCCACCCTCTGTGAGACGTTCAGTACCATAGACATATGGAGGTCCAAGGTAATTTGTACGCCACACATCCGACGTAGTGAAAATCAAAACACCATAGCGAGTTTTAAATCCGCCAATGATCCTACCTTTTGTTTGTAACTCCAGGTCCCCCGCTGTATTGACTAAACTCGGGGTGAAATCTGTGAGGCTTTCCTGGGATCCCCATTGAATTTTTCTCTGAGCTCCTCCAGGACCAAGGATCATTATGTGTCGTTCCGGTGTTACCAGGACCGCAACATTTGAATTTGTTGGAACTCCAGTCGATCCACCCAATGTTTGCAATGCTACTGGTGCAGTTGCTGTTTGTGTAGCATTATTAAATGACACTCCGGAAACGTCTAAGTACCAGATCGTTCCTTCTCCAGTATGACAGGCTAAAAGATCATCGCCGAAGTTATCAAAACTTACCACCGGGGAAAAATTGTCTCGAAATGCATCCGGATCAGTCACCCCACTATCCACCGGAGGATATCGGCAAATTCCGAACAGATCGCCTCCGGGTGATATACCTATCTCTGTTCTCCATGAGTGTGTGCCACTTCCTGCATCTGTCCAAGCTATAGCAGTCCCACCCGAAGATGTTGCCAATTTAAAATTATCAGTTGTTTTATCCCTAACAAAGTAATCAGTTGATGCAGTCAGTCCAGTTGGTAATGTTCCCGTAGTTGATACCTGTACTCTCGTTGTATCTACCATGCCGTGGGCTGTTGAAGTAATAAGCAATCCCGATGAACTGCTAGCCGTAAATGTGGCAGTAGAACTACCAAAATTTGTAACTCCAGTATCACCTCCATATTCAAGAGCTCCATATCCCAAACCAGATATTTGGAAATCATCCTGGGACGCGAAGGGTATGGCCGACCCCGGTGAAGAACTGGGAGTAACATCGTAAATGGGCGCATTAACACCCGCGCTCTGTGATCCATCCCAAAGTCTCAGAGATTGAACAGATCCGACCGCCAGGTATCTTACTCCAGTGGATAGTCTCCATGAGTGCAAGCCCCGAATCGGATCAACTCCGGCAAAGAAAGTTGGTGTGATGACTGCCGCTGTTCCAGACGTTGATCCTGAGATTGTAATAGTGGGTGCAGACGTAAAACCAGTACCATTAGTGGCAATCGATACTGTGGCAATCGCCCCCCCGGAAACTGTATACGTTCCCGTAAAAGATGATCCACCCCCACCTGTGAATCCTAGCGTCCCACTGCCTGAGTACCCGGTTCCCGCTGTTGTGATTGTAAGCGTTTCTATTCCACCCTTCTTGGTGATCTGAGTTTCTGCCAGGCGCTGCCAACCTCCAATAGGCCTCAGCCTACCCTCAGAGAACCTAACCAGGTTTCCACCATACCAACGATTCTTTGCCTGGTACTGGGTCCCATTCTTGAAGAACCCTGGAGCAATTTTAATTGGTAACAGTGCCATCTTTTTTTACTATTTTAATAAATTCACATTGAGGATGGAGTTCCTGGTCAACAAAAATTTTCCCTTGCTCATCCACTTGCTCAACCAAAGTTTCATCAAGTTTTTGTGCAACATACGACCTATACTGCTCTTTTTGTTTCTGGCTTTGGCGCTCATGTTTTGTAAATAACTTCTTCAACCTCTTTTTTCCATTCAATATTCTTAATCGGTCTATGCCCAAGAGGATTCAGAGTAACCAGTTCATTCTCCCTGGCAATGTAGTTACCGATTAATTTATCACCATCGCACACAATCTTTTTTGCCAGTTTTATTTTCATCCTTCTTTTTAACCCTAACTATAAAACATCTGTATCCGGGTATCCTGTAGGTAAGCAAAGTTTCAACATTATATTTTCTGGACTGGAGACTGGACATTACAGACTCTAATTAATTTTTGACCCATTGCCCTGGTTTCATTATCATTCAATTTATTAATATGTGAATGGGAGTGATCCATTCGCATTTGATCTAAATAACAATCACACATCTGACCCACCAGGGGTAGGGGGGTAAATGGTGATTTCATCCGAAAGTTCTGGTGGCAAAACGCCCACAGTCCCCGGAGCTCTAGAGTTGGGTAATCGCCATAAAACTTTGGTCTGATCGGAGGTGTTTGTTTGCACCCGGAAATCGGGATCAAAATCAACAACAAGGCCAGACTCAAGAGTAAGTTCGATTTCCATTTCAATATGACCACATTCTTTTCCCACCAGTTTTTTTAATATCCAAATGTACGAATCGTTTATTGTGCGATTTGCTCTTCTGTGAGATACCGACGCCCTCGAATATAGGAATGGCCGCAGCCACTAAATCTAATGCCCTCTGGCCCGAACAGAGCGCGTCAATTGCGAGGCCCTCCATATGGCTCGAGGATGGATGCCCCCCTATTACACGATTATGCACTTCGCAGCGGTAAGCGCTGGAGATCGAAATTGGGAATCCGACTTCGTCCCTTAATTGCTGGAGCTTTTCAACGAGCTCATCCTGGCATTTATTTTCCCCGCCACAACAACCCGTACCCTTACAGGCAAGTTCCTCTTCGGTAAAATTCTTACAAGCCAGCATAGTTATCCATACGGTTAAAATTTTAAAGAATGTTCGGCGAAGTAAAATAGGACTAAACTAGTACTATTTACTTTCGATACTTTTTTTATAAAGTATCAAAAATTCATCGTCGATTTTATTAGACGTAGAAGCGCAGAGTCTGGTAAGAAGAACCAGAATAACCTGAGTTAAAAGCTTCTCTGAGAGCATACTCATACACATGGTTTTTACGACTCCCCCTATTAATGGAACTAAAAATGGCATATTAACACTCCTTGTTTTTGAATGGTTCAAAGGTTTCGACACATTGCCAAATAGCCAAGCTATTCGGATGAGTATCAATCCAATATCCTAATCGAGATGTACTTGAGCATCCTGTTAAAAAAATAATTACCAGAAACAATCTAATGCTACCCCTTCCGCATCTGCATCATATCTATTGCCTTCGTTTGCTCAATTTCTCGTTCTATGTTCTCCAATCTTGCGGATACAGAAGCCATGTGACCAGAACACTCTGCACTAATTTCCACGAACTTATCAATATTCTCTTTCTGCATTGCCCGATTAACCTTGTCCGTCCGAAACGTCCAAAACCCCAAGCAGACTATGATTGCACCAGCGAATCCTTGTTTAAGAATTAGGTCAATTATGTCATCCAAGGCGGTGTTTACATTACTCTTTTCCTCGCCTTGATGTGGTGAAATTCGGTAACTATGCTGGTCATAATTAGGCGGCTCTGCTTTTGGGCGGTGAGGCATAGAAAAGAATATAACCCCAATCAGCAAGGCGATTGATAGAAATATTAAGATTCCCGGCAAATATCTTTTTATAAATTTCATTCATATCCTTGTTATATAGGAGTTGTGTTTCTAATTTTCATGGTTAATTATCTCCATCCTATTGAAGTTGCGTGAATCTTTGTGTTATAAACTGCTGATGCAGAATGAGTGGTTATTTTGTAAGCCATCTGTGTTCCACTTGTTCCTGTTAGAGTTAAATCATGAAATGCTAGTATTCTTTTGTTGGCTCCCCAATTACCTTCATCAACTAAAACTCCTTCTGTCCAAGTTTTTGTACCACCAGTTTCATATCTTGAAACCCATCCTTTAATGTGAGTATTTACAGTTCCAACTCCAGAACCAGCATCTTCTATTAACATTACCATGTCTGCTTTTGTTGGTGCGGCTTCTGCGGTTGTGTCTGAGGATTGTAGGGTTAAGTCATCGACTGCGTCTGCATATTTAATTACTACTATCCCCGATCCTCCTGCTCCACCGGGAATACTTGAATCTATTATAAGCGCTCCTCCACCTCCGCCTCCACCGCCAGTATTTGCGGTTCCAGCTCCTCCAGCAGCAGGGCCACCTGAAACTCCATGACCATCTCCTCCAGCACCTCCCCCTCCTGCTATTGTTCCATTAACGACTCCACCTGTACCAGCAAGGTATGCCCCACCTGCACCGCCTCCAGCATATCCTACTGTTGAACCAGTAATAGATGAATTTAGACCAAGTCCTCCTGTTCCACCAGCAGTAGAGGAACCAGCACTTCCTAATGCTCCTTTTCCTCCCCCACCTCCTCCACCATAACCAGCAGGCGTTCCTCCAACTCCTCCAGCATATCCTTCCCCAGATACACCAGTTCCAGCGTCATAATCGGGATTTGTTGAACCCCCTCCAGAACCACCATCTCCACCTGTACCATGACCAGTCGCATCACCAGCACCACCTCCTCCTCCAGTTGTTGAAATGGATGAAAATGAGGAAGTTCCTCCTATTCCTCCTCTTCCACCTCCCGAAGGGGCGACAAATATACCACTACTCCCACCAGCACCAACAACAATATTATATGCTGTGGAAGCAGTAACAGCAAATCCTGTTGCGGTTTCCGTACCTCCAGCACCACCGCCTCCACCTCGACTACGTCCACCGCCTCCACCTCCGGCAACTACAAGATATTCAACATTCATATTGGCGGCAGGAGTAAAATTAGTACCAGTTTGTGCAAGTAAAAATGTGTGAATTTTATAACCAGATACTGATGAGTCTATTGTTCCACCAGTTGCTGGAGGAACTGCACCACTATAATATTCACCAGAAGTATAAGTTTGATTTGTCGAATCTCCAGTATTTACCCCTGCCTCAGTTTCATATTCATCAATAATCTGATCTTGCAGGTCATACTTTGCAAGTGATCCGTTTACTGCTACTTTGAATCCTAGCATTGCTATGTTGGTTTGGATTACATCATCGTTGTATTGAGCAGGAGTTGGGACAGTCTGCCAACTAGAAGTACCATCTCCATCTTCTCTTAAAAACTTACTCCCACCTCCTTCTCCTGTTGACTTGACCGCAGTTCCTTCAGGAGTATGAGCAGTAATATTCTGGTCAATCTGGTCAATTGCATGGTTGACCATGCTACCCCACTTCTCCGCAGTTGCCGATCCACCAACAATCGGTTTTAGGAATGAATAGTTTGTGGAAGTATTGAAACCTGAGTTGCTAAACTCCTCTCCATAAGTCCCCCCACCACTTGAATAGAAATACAAGGTATCTGTGGTCGATCCAGAGGTGATAATTGTGGTCTTTGCTCCTGCACTGCCCGGAGTACCCGTTTTCGTAACTCCAGTGGTGTACTCTGCTCCTCCTGAGTTGTTTGACGTTATAGAAAATTGGAGTATTTGACCAGAGTTCGATGAATCTGCTTGATCGAAAACGTATGTGTCTCCATCTCGAAAGGTGAGCTTCGGTGCAACTGCACCGTCAATCAGAAACTTAGCATCTGCTACTGTGACTGTATAATTTATCGTACTCATGAGTTCCTATTCTTCAAAAAATTTTCCGGTTTAGAATGTAGGATGTTTTGCCAGGATTATATACTGAACCGTGATGTATGGTTGCATATTGTTGTGCGAAGCACTGGACCCTGTATCTGGGGCGGTGGATGTTATACCTATCACCTCTGTTTCGGTTGTTGTTATTCCATGCCCAACGGCGTCTGTAGCAAAAGTGTGTTTGTGGTCTGCAATGCTGATTGCGGTAAAAGCGTTATTTGTATTAGGTACAGTTGTGCTTGGCCCCGGCCCCCATTCTGGAGCATAAATAGTATGGGTCCCCCAAGATGGTACGGCATTTATACCATGGACATGACCCGGATCAGTTATTGCTAATGTGGCATCCTCAGTTCCAGCGGCGGCATCCTCTCTGAGTCCAACGTGAGCATGGGTAACTGGATCAATATCGTGATCGTGAGTCGTTGCAGGGATTGGGTGACTATGTGCAGCAAGTTCACCTTCAGTTATAATATGACCCTCAGTGCCTCCTGTAGTTGAAGCAATAGCTCGTATAGACCTTACAGTAACTCCAGAACCAATAGCTCCACTATTGTAACCAACTGGAACTCTTGCTCTCAAATCTGGAAGGGAAAATGTGGATGAATCTGAGGAACTACCTATTCCATAAGTCGTGCCGATTAAAGCAAAAAGTGGTTGATAGACTCCTACTCTTGCTAGAGAACCTCCGGCACAGAGTAACCACTCTCCTCCATTTGTGGTGGCTGTTGGTGCAGTTGCAAGAGGATACATTTGAATCGTCCCAAGTGGCATCGCGAGAGCCAATAATTCATCGATTTTGTCGGTCCCTACATTTGCAATTCCTCCCCAGGAATTACGGGCTCCACCTACGCTAGGTTTCTCTATAGTAAAATTAGTTGTGTTTGCCATTTTAACTTACAGTTTGATTTGTCCAGGTTGCATCGGAAACCAATTGAGAATCCCATGCAATTTTTCCGAATGAATACATGGTTGAAGTTCCTACACCTAAATTTAAGTTTCCATCCCAGATCATTAAAATATTATTTGCATAGATTGTTGAAGTACCCTGAATATCCAAAAATGCTCCTTGAACCAGACCACCGTAAATAAGTGCAGTGCTACTGGCATTTATCGAATAATTCGGATATCCAGCCCAGATTACATGATTTGCAACCTGAACGTCAGCAGTGCTTAAAGGTTTTACAAATCCCTGCTGGACTCCTATACCAAAACGTCCTTGATTAAAATTTGCGGATCCGAATCCTAGCATCAGTCAAGTTGAATTTTAAGCGAACCTGACGTTATTTTGAAAATGTCACCGGAGTTAATAATTTTAGGGTTAGAAGTGACGAAGTCTGATTTTGTCAGGGTCTCAAATGCAACCAGGTTACCGCTTGTCAAAGCATCATAGACGCCCGCTACAATCACGGTTCCCCAGTCAGTCGTTGCCGCTGGCCAGGTGAGGTCTGCCGAGGACGCAGCCTGACTGACACCCGAGCCAGTAATAGTCCAGGCGATTGATTGCCGGGCATATGCACCGCCAGACACCTCGGTCCCCGTGGCGCTATCCGTCGGAGTGACTGTTAAAAGCCCACAGTAGTATGTTCCTGGACGCGTAAAGGAAACGCTCCCAAATAAATGGTTTATTACTTTATCTTCGAGATAGTTCGTGAATCCGGCCATAGTCGTTTATTAGAATGGTGTGAATGAAATGCTCGGAGTCGAGCCGCTGAATTTGGCCTTCTCGTCCGAGGTTGTTATTTGCTCAATGATTTGCTGATATTTTCCAGCCCAAATTCCTACCCTCTCATCGGCTTGTAAATAGGGCGCAGAATGTTGCAACGTACCATACAAATACGCATCCGGATGAGCGTCCAAAAGCCAATTTGTAGTGTTTAATGAGAGCGGCGGAACCTTCTGGTAATACACAATCTCAATCGTGTAATCACCATCGGGGGCGGGAGCAAACTCGATATTATTCTGCATAATTGAATAATAAATTGGTTTGCCAGTTGCATCTCCGGCCCTGTGGATATCCAGGTTCTGGAGATTCTTGTATGTCATGGGAGTCACTGGATCCGTTAAAAGATCAATGTTCCGCATACCCAGGAAATCTGCTGGAAGTTTTACATATTGAGAATCAATTGGAGCCCTGGTCCGAATAGACATTTCCCGTACCCTTAGAGAACGGTTAAGGTCTGCTTCTGCCATTGTCACAAAATCTGGTATCACTGAAGTGAGATCAGATCTGTTTAGGAAGTCGGCCACGCTTGCCTTTAGATCACTGTATGTACCTAGTGCCACAATTCTCCATGATGTAAACTTTTAATCCCTAGCGACAATTTGTGATCAATGACGCATGGAATCTTATGCTTTTTTACTTGTTCCCAGAACCCAATGTGGTCCTCCGTAAAACCTGGTGAATCATCGATCTGCTGATGAATGAAAAACGGTATCTCCAGGACGTCGAAAACTGGGATGTTAAATAAAACCATTCCTGGAACAACTCCATCAACGGCCTCAGTTTCAGGCCCTTTTGGATCCGGATGTACCGTTCCATTTTTCCGGTATGCAGCATAATCATTTTTGATTATATCGGTTAAATAATTAACTCCAATAATCGCTCGCCCTCGAGCAAGTAACTGGTGTATTGAATCCACTGGAAATGTGATCTCCGGCTGCAACATCAAAACATGGGTTGCTCCCCAGGCTATTGACTCACCAATTAGATGATGCCTTATCTCTGGCATTACTTTTCCGCAAAAGGAAAAGACTTTTATTTCGTGATCTCCCTCAAAATGACTACCCTGAAAATAGGTAACCATATTTGCCAGGCTTTCGCCAAACCTTGCTGGCCATAATCCCGAACATGATGGAACTACAACTGCAACCTTTAGAGTCTCCCAGGCCAGGTCCTGAACATCTTGTTGTGGGAATCGTTTGCCCACCGTTTCCAATCCTTTGGTTCCCATCTCTCCCTCATACTTTGGTCGAGGACAAACCGCGGTATTACCGCAGAATGCCTCCACTCTTTTGATGGTTGAAGCTCAGACATATCCTTCGCCACTTTAATCAGCGGCTCACAGTCTTCCTTAGCTTCAATCGTGAAAGTTTTATCATGCTGATCCCAGTGGAAGATTTCTTTCCGATTCTGGGACCAGTCTAAGAGTTTTTTAGAACTCATTGTTAAAATTAGCTTGTGGTCAAATCCGCGATAATTCCCGAACTTCCCTGGTTTTTTGAGACCAAAGAAAATTCTACCAAAAGCGCGCGCTTGATTGCATCGCCAGTTTTCGCAACTTCTTCCTGGCGGAAATCACGGTAATACGCCACAGACCAATATTCTGGATCAATGATGAATGCCGAGCGATCGCGCTGGAAACGATTTGGAATTACCTTGTAATCTCCAAAATCGGAGGAAAAAAGATCAGCAGCTACATTGATTTTCTTCTCTGATCCCATCTGACGGGCTCCATCACGACCTGCAAAGCCGGAGAGGACTCCTTTATTAAATGGACCAACCATAATGGTATTGGAATCCGATCCAGCCGAATAACAAGCCTGGATAACGGTTTTCAACATTGCAACGGTGAAGGCCCTTTGAGTGCCATCCACTGGTGCAGCACCACCTCCAGCACCAGACCCGCCACTATGGCGAGATGTGTTGGATGAAATCCAGGTTTCAAGTCCACCTAGTTTCCTGGCAGTTCCTGAAGCTCCGGCGGCTTTTGCCACTTTGTTAGTCAAGCACGATTCCATGTCGCGCTTTAATTCCTTGCTCCGCTTAGCTAAACCATATGCGAGCTCCGAAGAAACTCCTGCATGATTTCCAGCTTGCTGGGAACCAGACACGATTATTGTCTTACGAGAAATCTGAGTATAGTTTTGTAAACGTACCGTTGGTACGACTGCATCAAAGGCGTACTCATCACCTTCGATCTGTGCATTAGTTGCCACTGCGGATGCTACATTATCTTCGCCCAAAGTCGTTAATCTTTGGACCGCCATAAGACTGCTAGTTATTCCTAACTAGATGAGACCATCTCATAACCCCTTCCGGGGTTTCCTGCGCTTCCACTCACTTGAGTGTACTTCCTTTCGGAATGGTCGTTGAACCGTCCTCCCTTGGAGGCTTGGCTGCGGATTACCCGTTCTGGGCGTCCCCGCAATTCACAGGATTTGCAATAGCCATTACTGGCTAAGGGCGCTAGTTTGTTCACGCATCTGTTTGCCACTCTACTAGAGTGTTCTTGGCTTTTGAGCGTCCAATCATAGACATGAAAGGGACGTCGCTTGGCGATATATTATCAGTTTTGTTACCGTAGCTTTTTTAATTACTACTTCTATACGTCTCCGTATAGCTCAGACTATATCATCACCGTTAGGTGTCGGGCGCTCTTGGAGAGGTTATCGCTTGTGCTGCTCACTCTCTAGTCGTTGAACCGTACTGCTACTATTTGCACTTTCGCAGTCTTGGCTGCTGATTGCCCTCGGCATTACCGTTAGGGGATCCCAGCAATTCACCCGATTTCGATCCAATTTGTTCAGATCGTATTCGCGAGGTCCTCTCTGTTGCCTATGCCTTGATACGTTTCAAAAGTGTTTGAAACAATTGCCATAGTATTTTTCCTTTATTTATTTTTGACGAATCATATTATAAAAAACCGAAGCCGCATCATCGACGCTGCCAGATTTCTTTAACCTTGCCGACGCCTTCCCGGAGCGTATTTGTTTGGGATCTCCCGCCTGGGATCCACCTTTCATGTTAGTTCTCTGGATAGGTTTTAACCCTTTTCGCTTTGCCGTTAGTTGATCGTAAAGTGCAGCCTTCCGCATAGTCGCTACGGCCCTGGCGTCGAATGCCTGGTCTAGCTCCTTTTGATCGAAACCCACCCCAAGTCCATACTCAAGGATTAGTTTCTTCTCTGCATCTGCTACCTTTTTATCACCCCACTCTGGAACGAGCTCCTTTAGAACTCCCTTTTGTGAGTCAACATATTTTTCGAGATTAGATCTTTGTTCCGCGTCCTCCTGAGCTCTCAGCGTTTGTATCTGCTGCTCCCTCATTTGGTCCTGGAACTGCTCCTCTCGAACAGCATCGCGCTCCAACATAAACTGCATGGGGTCCGTGTCTTTGAGATCGGTCCAATAGTTTGCATCCTTTTCTGGCGCTTGAGTCTGAGCCGATTTTGCATTCTCCAGGATCTGAAGAGCTTGAGCCCTCATTTCCCTTGATTCTGCAATTTCGTTTTCAAAGCCCTTTTTATCTTCTGCCAGGCTTTGGGATTTCTTAGTAAAAGAAGATTGACGACTGTAGCCGGAGATAAGTTCATCCAGGCTGACCTCTAGGTCTTCGCCATCAGAACGCACCTGAAATTTCTGGGCGTTTGATTCTGCCTCCTCGTCTTCTTCCTCTTCTTCTAATTCCTCCTGCTGCTCTTCCTCTTCTGGTTCATCTTCTGGAACCTCTTCCGGGTCAGTTTGGTTATCTTCGTCCTCTGGCTCTTCACCAGATTCGAGGGCCAAGTCCTTTCCCCATGCCTTTGCGGCATCCTCAAGTTCAGTTCCAATGTGTAGAACTTCCCCCTGTACTTCTTCTGCCATATATTACTTTCCAGGTTGTTCGCTCGCAGCGAATCCTATAAATTGTTTTTGGCGATCTTTCCACCATTCACCATGGACTCTAATTCCAATCTCATCTCAGAGAGGACTCGCAGACTCAAAAACTGAGTCTCACGGTGGTCCTTGTCTGATATCCCACTGGAAAGCCATGAGTTGATGTATTTTTCCTCCAGGATCTCAAATGCTTCTATGAAAACTGGAGAAGTTAAAACGGCCTCTGCCGCATTTCCTTGTTGGATCTGCTCCTCGGTTGTCTTACGAGCGGAGAGACCCTTTTTTTTCTTTTTCAAGCAGCCCTTTTGGTGGCTTATAATTCTTTGAACGCAATCTTGCCCACTCATTGGCTTCACGTTCCGTTTTAAACTTTGCTAGGGTCTTGCCCTTATTTTTGCCTTTAGATGGTATGACATGATGCCAACCATCAATCTCGTATGTCTCTGTAACCTCATGCATTATCGACCCTTACGATGGTAAAGGCATCTGGTCAGGCGGAAAGTCCGGTATCGATGGTGGACCCATCTGCTCTGGATTCATATCCTGCGGGGGCATCGGAGGCGGAGCTTGCTGAGCTTGTTGTTGTTGCATTTGCTCCAGCTTTATCTGCTCACGGTCCTTTTCAATTTGTCCCCGTATTTCTGTCTGATCAATTGTTGTCTGATATTTACTCTCGAGCTCGTCTTTCTTCATCGAAAGATCTGCATCTAATTTGTCCCTGTTTAAATCATCCTCTCGAATCATTTTCTCGCGATCTAATTTGAGTTTCTCCTGGTCCCGTGTAATATCTGCGGTGGCCTTCGCAGCTTGTGCTTTGGCGAAAATTTCATCTGGACTATCCTCTGGCGGAGGGGGCGGGGGCGGCGCTTGATAAGTCGATGGATTGGTCCAGAAAGATTGTACGTCCTTGTATCCAGATAACTCGGTCATTTTTGCCAATGTAGTATGATACTGCTGGAAGTTAACCAATGGATTCTCTGGTCCCTGCTTCTCGAGAATTTGTTCCTGCTTTGCAGCTAAACCCGCCAGCATTCCCATTCGCTCCTCGTTTGTTCCCAGGCCCAGGGCAACATTGACTGAAACGTCCATCTGGTTCCAGGTCTGTGGATCCACCTGAATCCATTCGTTCCGTAAACGAACCATTCGGGCCTTGTCCTGGTGAGTATGTAATAATTTTAGAATCTTTTTAAATAAAGGCTTCATCCCAGTTTCTGCGAATACCCTGCATAGGAGCTCTAATTGTGCAGCCGAAGCTGCCACAGTCGCAGATACTGCTGCTTTTGTCGATGATTGAAGCGCCGATGGATCTAAACCGAGTGACGCTTTGGACATTCCGGTCCTGTCACCCTTTACCTCATCTAAATAGTCCAACATCGGAAAAGCTTCCTTTCCATTGAATGATGTTGAAAATTCGCCAATCATTCCTGGAGCCCTGGTGCGGATTATTTTTCCGACTCGATTAGAACTTAGATCGTCAAGGCTGCATTGTCCCTCAACGGCCCAGGTGTCTGGAAATATACTCTTGCTGAGACTGTCTAATGTTGAACGTAAAACGGAGCTCTTAATTTTCTGAATATCGCTGGTCAAATCCGCCACACTTTGGCCCTTCCAAAGGTGCGGCTCCTTGTAGCCAGAAAAGATTTGAAACGGTACATCGTTAACTGGACTATGATGTAGCAATTTAAAATGAGACCCAGCGCAACAAAAGCGGCGGAGACTAGCGATTCCTGAACCTCCAAAATCCACTTTACAATATGCCTCAACATATAGGACTCTTTTATTCGCTTCCCCTGCGTCCAAATGATCTGCGTAATTACCCAACGGATTGCGACTGAGCAACTCCGTGTTTGTGCCGAAAGAGTCTTCATCCCCGGCCAGGTCGAGCATATCCTCATAGTCATACCCCATTGAAACTAATTCACTGACAGTCAAATAACGTCTATGGCCGCAAATAGTGAATTCATCTTCTAAAAGTCCCTTAGCTCTGCGATCAATGATGAATTCTTCTGGAGGCAAAGCTTCAATCGTTATTTTCCCCTCCCTAGTAAGACGGCGGATCACAACATCGTGCAACTGCGGAGCTTCCATGTTCTGCGGTGGCGCGGGCTGCGGTCCGCCGGGAGAGATCGGTTGTTGTGGCGGTTGTGGCGGTGGTGGAACAAAATTTGGATCCGGGTACGATTCTAAAGATGAACCTTCGATATCTGGGTCAGACATTAATGCTTGCAGACCCTGGTCATCCAGCCCGGTATACTCTTCGTGCTCAACCTCCTCTCTACTAACCCAGTCTACTTTGGCCACTCCAATCCTCTTGACCAAGGCATCCCGGAATATATTGTAAAAAGTTGAAAACCCCTCATTGTCCTGGTTAAGAACAACTTGGTTTACAAAATCTGTGGCTTGTTCGCATAACGCAACATCTTCGGGGCCGCGAGGTTGGAATTCAACAACCTTCTCTGACCCGAAAAAGGTCCGCATAACCTGGGGCATCATTAGCGCCACAGTGTCGCGAACATCTCGAGAGACTACCTGGCTGCGCCCGTCTTCTTCATTACCAAATGGCCGCCCCTGGAAATAGTCATTTGCCTGGTTGCGATCAAGAGCCTCGGTCTGGTCAATGTAGTCCTGGGCATCATCAATAAGCCCTGCAACTATAGACTCGAGCTCATCCTCATCCATTGGCTCATCACCCGCCAGGCGAATCTGCTCTGCTTCGAGCTCTGCTGTTTGGGATCTTATCTCGGAGTCGGTTAGGGCCATGTATTGTGCGTTTATGTTATTGATAATTGGTAAAGTGGTATGACCAATCTACATATAGAGGCACACTAACTCGAAGACAACTTAAAGTCAAGCTTATTGGAAGTCCATAGGAAATTACCGTTACCCGGTAACGAATAGTAACAAATTACTGTTACCCGGTAACGCGGTAACACGGTAACACTTTTATACTATTCCAGGCATTTCACGGATGAGGGGCTTGTTCCAGGGGATAGACTTCCTGGTGGCATATGAGGCAAATGTTAAAATGAGGGCGTCTGCTGCATCGGGAGATGCATTGCGGCCAAGACGGCGGCGGATCTCGTCCTTACTCTCAACTTTTATTTTTCCGGAAGCAGAATAGTTGTAGCGGACCGAACAGAGCTCTGCTACTAATTGTTCATCATTGGGGATGACTACATCACGGCCCTCGAACCATTCCTTGCACTTCTCCCAGAGCTCGGAGCGTAAGTTGAGATGCTGCCCCTTTATAGAGGGAGCCTCAGAAACATTGATACCGCGACAATCTATGCCATCGGATAACAACTTATCTACAACCCCCGCTCCGATTCCTATGGAATCCACACAAACATCGCCAATCTCAAGCTTCTTCTTCTTGAGGACCTCCATCTCTGACCTAACCCACCCTGCAACTTGCATAGTATCCAGGCCGCGCTTTGTCTGTACATTGCCCAATAGTGTGTTCCCCTGGCGTAATGCGATAGCGGAGCTATCTTGACCAAAACGAGCTACATCAACTCCAATCGTTACTGGGCCACCAATCGGATCTACTTTCCGGTCAATAGACTTCTCAACTAAATGCCTGGGAATGATCGAATCCTCATCTGCTTCCGGGAAGAGACCTAAGACGCGTACCCGCCATTGATTGGAATTTTCGGAATATCGAGACTTGATCTCTTCAACGAATTTTTTTGAGACTCGCTTTGAATCTAAACAGGAAATGCGCCGGGTCTCCCAATCCCTGGCTAACTTATTGTGCGTGTCGTAGAAGAATCCTGTTGCTCGAGTGCCGTTACCTAACAGTAAAGTCGTGGCGTGCTCCCCAGATTGAGATGATGCTGCACTCTCAAATATCTGGGCCGGGATAGCAGAACTTTCATCGCAAATTAAAATTACGTTCTCTGAATGCACTCCAGCCAATGTCTCGCTCGATTCGGGCCTGGAAACCCTGAACGAAATGAAACTTTCGTTGGGTGCAGCCTTCAGCCGGATCTGCTCTGTAAGGACCTCTAATTGATCCTGGATTACACTGGGAAGCATCGTTATCCATGCACGAACTTCTGAGCCCAATGCGTCATGCAATTGCGAGTGAGAGGGCGCTGTCACTATTGTCTTTTGTGGAAAACGGAAGATCATATGCCAAATTGCCACCCAGGACGCGCAACAACTTTTGCCCACTCCATGACCCGAAACACAACTTATACGCCTTATTTGCTCTTTGTACTTTCCTGCTCCTGCTACCATGTCCAATACATCCGCTTGCCAGTCATCCGGGATTGCACCCAGGATCTCCTGGACAAATAAATTTGGGTTGTTGACGTAACGCTTCTGGAACTTCTCCAGGGTGGATGCTAATTCATTTTTTTTCATATTTTTTTTTGTAATATTTTAAAGCGTCTTCATGGAGGAATCTCAATCGCTCCAGGTGCTTCTCTCTCTCAGTCTTCACAGATCTTCCTTCTTTATAATAATCTTGCTGCCACCTTCCACCAGGAAGAACATGATCCAGAATAGACCAAGCATCCCTGTGGCAACTCCAAAGATGTAGGAGAAAACAAAGTACCAAACTAATGTGATATCAATTGACATAATTTTTTTTGAATTTTTTTTTGAAAAATAATTCCGGGAGCATAGTGACCCTGCTCTCGTACCCGCCCCCAACATTTCGCGAAGGGGGGCCAAAAATATGGCAAAAGTGAGGGTCATTGGGTAATGAATCCAGTAGTCCCCGCTCCAATCCGTTGCAATTGCTGGCCTTACGATTATCCTTCCTCATCCGTGTGCATTTCGTCTGCATCTTTATCCGATAAAATCTATATGTACGATAATGTTAGGAATCGAACATATAGATCACTCATCATCCGGGTTAATCACCTTGGGTTCACGCTTCAGCATCAGATCCTTGAGTTGGTCCAGGTATACTTCGGTAACATCTTGTACTTTGATATCTGCCTGGACCTTCTGGAGATCTCCCCAGATCTTTGAATCCATTCGGCTGCTGAGCCACTGCCGCCCAGCCAGACTGACCGAAGCCCGTTTCGGATCCAACTCTCCGGACTCGACGCGTGAAATAACAGACTCCATCTGTTCAACGTGAACGAGCGCCCTGGCCTCGCGTGCGCGAGATAGGCGGGCCGTGAGCTCAGGCGACCTTCGCATCCTTCCTTGCACCACAGTATATGGTATGTCCTCCACCTGGCAGTATTCCATGAGAGCAATGCCAGAAGAGATCGCATCGAATATCTTGTCCCAAAACTCCTCCGTTTCCATTGCAGCATCGACTCTGATTTTCCTCAGTGCTTTCTTACTTTTAATGACTGGTTTTCTCTTCGGCATTCTATCCCTTCAAATGATCATAGGTGTAATAGGTGTAATAGGTGTAAATTTATAAATGTGCTTCCAGCCCAGTAACTCCAATTGATCTCAGCCAATAGGTGTATAAGTGTAGGGTATCCCCTATAATACCCCCCTAAATACCCTTATATTATGTATGTACATATACATATATATATTACACTTATTACTTACTAGACCTTACTATTGCTACCTCTGTTGGGTGTATCACAATTCAATAGGTGTAACACCTATTCACAAAACCAGACAATTGACGGTTTAGAGCTTACACCTATCGCTCTTGATTCCCTATTTATTAGCTCGGATTCATACAGGTCATCGAGCAATGCTTTTCGGTGGATCCTGGACTTGAGAAACCGTGTTCTTTGGACGAGATCTTTCATGGATATTCCCTTCGGTCCACTATTCCTAATTATGGTCTCAACTCTTTTGCTTTCTCGTTCATACTCATTGTCACTTAGATTCTCTCTAATTGAGACGCACGCATTTTTCACCAAAGTGCAGGTTAGTTCGCAGCCATAGTTTGCATCATCAGCAGTAATATCTGTGAACCTGGACCCAGCCAGGATGAGTGCTATCTTCTTTGCAGTCTCCGCAGCCCTCACCCACATTGATGAGGTCTCTGCTCCCAGATCTGAGAGTCTCAGTGTTTCTTTCTGGAATGCCCGGAATATCTTCTTAGCTGCATCAGATGATGTTATGACCAACGGCCTTGGGATACTTAGCTCAGTGATGTTACCTTTAGCACCAGGGTCAATAGGCATATCGTTGTATGCTCTAACCTTGGTAGTGAGTGCCACTGGTATGCTCCCAATTATTCCTGCCTCATTAACAGGCGGTCTATCCTCCGGTGCATCAAATATACAGAAGCGATTGAGTGTTCCAGAACTAACAGCCTCACTGGTTAGGGATCCCCAAAAGGATTCTTTTGTTGATGTGCCATAAATTGATGCACTTGGCTGATCGATCTCAAACCTGGGATTTTCTCTGGCGTTTGCCTTATCGGTCCCAAAGAACTTACTTGAGCTCGAACCATATAGTTCCAGGAACATGGAAGAAACATCTCTCAGGTGTGAGTTTGAGTTGGGATTCATAATGGAAGAGATATAGTGTCCGAACTCATCAATCATGTACAAAGCGGACGGTGAAGCAGAAATCGTGCGCTCAATTGCGCTCCTGCTTGAAAGTTTCTCTGCTCCAAACCCTGAGACACCTGTTTGAGCAAACATTAGCTTGGTGAGCTTTCTAGCGTGCTCCTTGCCTATTCCGGTCCTTCCGAGGGCCGCAACATATATATTTGGTCTGATATCTGATTCATCCCTAATTTTCCTACCAAGCATAGTAGCAGTGAATGCCAAACTAGCACCAATGGCGAGCTCAGGCTGCGGGAACCATGCAGTATCAGTAATGAAGGATGCCCAATCCCCAACAAATCCAGGAGGATTCAGGAGCTCCTTTGCAATTGGTTGAATTGTACGTTCCTGTTTTTTTACCAGGTTAGTCTTTCGGGGTCTGCCAATTGGCTCAGCAAAATTATTCTCGAATGGATCAGCGTGCCTGGCAATGACCCCCTTGGTGAAATAATTCTCCAGGTCTTTTGGTCCACGACTTTCGCAATGGGCATGACTACATTTAAAAGCTTTAGTTCCATCAGTAAATACGATAGTGGATCGATCCCCATCTTTTCCAGTGGTATGGAGATCTCTCCAGGGGCATTGCACCAGGATAGTGTTCCCAATCGCCTTGAGCACCATCCCCTGACTTTCAAACACCTCACCCCACCTAACGGTCCCATATTGATATTGTTGAGTGGGTCTAGCTGTTTTAACTATTTCCTGGCGCTCTCCAACTTCAATCGGAATTGCATCCTCGTTACCTTTGAGCTCCGGATCCCAGGAGGTGAAGCAGATCCGATTAATATCTTTGCAGGATGGATCAATGGTGACTCCATGTTTCTCCAGGAAATACTGTTCTGCTGCAAAGAATGCTTCCTTGTGTTTCTCAGGATTATCTGGAACCCGGATAGCAATTTTAACTCCTTTTCCGGAAGGAGAAAGGAAGGAGGCCCTAACGTGCGGATCCAGAGAGAGCTCGTCCCTAAGCTGCTCCGGATTCTCAACAGAATCAATGTCCCCCTGGATAAGACCAGAGTATTTGACCATACTGTTAGCCGCACGTTGAAGGAAGAGTCCAGACATAGTAATTGCCGAGAGCTCCTTCTTCTTTTCATTGTAGGCCTCCTTGCCCTTCGAGCGGAGCAAATTTCTTAGATCTGTTATCTCCGTCTCCCACTTCCCTGTTCTTATGTCCTCCCAGAACTCATCCGAGTCCACCCTTGTGGGTTTGGTGGCCCGAGCTCCGTAGAACATAGATAGCTGCATCATTTCTCTCCCTTAAATGAGTTTTCTACGTTTCATGTACACCAGGTAACACTGGTAAGAATCTTTCGCCCTTTTTTGTCGATGCTTCTCACTTGCAATTGCCTTCCTAACTCTTTTCCTCATTGCAAAATATTCGTTACAGAATCTATCCATTTTTTTTAATTTGCTTCAGGAATTCTTTTAGTGGAGTGCTACCCTTTTTGACATTACAAGATACACACGCAATACAGAGGTTCTCCTTGGATTGCATTTCCTTCCGACTAGATAATTGACTCAATGGAGTCATATGATCCAGGACCCATTTATCTTCCGGGAACAATCTTTTTTTGCAGTAGTAACAGGGAACACTCAGGTCCATCTGCTCCAACCAGATTGAAATATAAGTAAGCCGATTATATCCACCCTTCCTTTGGCGAATATCTCCAGAGTCCTTGAACCTTTTCCAGGCCTGTTTATCTTTACAGGATCGGCTGCAATATTTTTGTCTACTTTGGGAGTTGCGGGGATAGTACTCCCCCCCGCAAAACACACATAATTTTGGATCCATTAGAATGGAATCCCATCTTTCTGGGGCTCAGAGTCCACAACAGGTGCATCACCCTCTTTATTCGGCAAGGCCGAAATCTTATCGAGTTGTATTTTGGTGACCTTTACCGCAGCCTCTTTTACAGTGCCAGGATCCAAGGGGGAATATTTCTTAACCACATTCTTGGCAGGATAATCTCCTTCCGGTTCAACATCCAGGAGGGCAAACAATGGTTTATAATGTAGCTCCGAAGTATCTTTCGGACCAATTATTCCACAGGATTTTGAGATTGTACCCAGGATCTGACGGGCCAGACCTTGGACATCTTCTTTGGGGTGGTACAGGTTTAAATTGTCCCATACCCATGTTCCTTTGTGCGTACCCTCCATGATAGAGAGTTTCAATTTAAGATATCGATTTCCTGCTCCGGAAATTTCCTCACTGGAATCGATGATCTCTACCTTGTATTTCCCTGGCGTTGCCAGGGTGTATTCTTTGGACTCTGTCTCCGAAGCATTTCCGGGAGCGTAGTCCATTACGTTGAATCCTAAATCCATTATTCTCCTTTTCTAGCTTTACTAATTTCTGATTTAAATACCTTCCAATCTAATGGCAGCGGAGAAGGTATTGGAATTCGTGACTTCGCAACAAAGCCAGCCTGTGGTACGGTGTGCATGACCCGGTCACCAGTGGAGATGGCCTTGTAAACTTTCTGACCAAATCTCTCACCCTTGAGATGAGTTTTCTGATCGAATTCACAGAAGGCAATTATTGTGGCCCACTCCTTTAAATTATTCCGAATCAGCCGATCCAATTTGAGATCATAGACCTCGTACAAATCATGGATGGGCTCATCGACTTTCACTATCTGGGTGTGGCAGATTATAATAATCTCCAGGCCCAACTGTCTCAGTGAGTCCAGGCCATTGATAAAGTCCTGGGCAAGTGATGCAGAGAGTTGATATCCTGCTCCCCATTTGAGCTCGTCAATGGTCTCCACATTCTTTTGCTTACAGACCTCATTATGGATAAGTTTCTGTACCCAGTCAAATGAGTCAACAACAACTGTTTTTACGCCCATTTTTTTATGGTTAGCATAGATAAGACGTAGTGCTTCAATACAATCGTCAAAGACTATGTCCTTTCCATACAAGGGGATCTTCTGGTTAGCATGGATCTCTGCACCATGTTCCAGGTCCAGCATAATTGGCGAGTCACTCTGACAGGCCATGAATGTTTTACCCACCGCCTCTTTACCATGGATAATGGTAACTAGCGGTACTGTTTCGACTCCCTTTATAATAGAGTCCATTGTAATTTTACTCATTTTCTTCTCTCCTTCTCTTCATTCTAAAAGTACGGAATGTTTTGCCATTCCTGGAGGAATTCTTCCAGGTAGCAACTTC